TGACCCGCACAAGGCAGGTGAGGCAACCTCGCCCATCATGCGCCAGAACGTGATCGACTGGTATCAGACCACGATACAATCACGCCTCAACAAGACAGACACGCCAATCATCGTCATCATGCAGCGGCTCCACGAAGATGATCTTTCCGGCTGGCTTCTAGGCGGCGGCTCTGGAGAGAAGTGGGACAGCCTCGTCATCCCTGCCCGTGATCCCGATGGATCATCGTTCTGGCCGGAACAATTCCCGCCCGAGATGCTCGACCGACTCGAGCAATCCAGCCCATACGTTTTCGCTGGTCAATACATGCAACGCCCCGCACCGCTTGGCGGTGGCATCTTCAAAGATGAATGGTGGCGATTCTACGATGCTATGCCGCCGCTCAAGTGGCGTGCGATATATGCCGACACGGCGCAAAAGACAAAGGAACAGAATGACTATTCCGTCTTCCAATGCTGGGGCCAAACGCAAACCGGACAGATCGTGCTGCTCGATATGGCACGCGGCAAGTGGGAGGCTCCGGAACTTGAGACGATGGCCCGCGCGTTTTGGCAGAAGCATCATTCCCAGCCGTATCATGGGCCGCTTCGAGCCTTCAAGGTCGAAGACAAGGTGAGCGGCACCGGCCTGATCCAGAAGCTGAAACGTGAAGGCATTCCGATCATCCCGATCCAGCGCAATACCGACAAAGTGACACGCGCATTCGATGCCGCGCCCTATATTCAATCCGGCAATGTCTACATCATGTCCAACATTGATCACCTGGCCGATTTCATGTCCGAGGCCTCGGTCTTTCCCAACGGCACACATGATGATATGATAGACACCGCAATGAGTGCAATTTCCGATATGACAGCGCCGCAGTCTGCTCCTGCGGTTCGCGCCTTGTGAGGTTATCGATGGGACTTTTTGACCGTTTCCGCCGCCCGCAAGAGCGCAAGGAATCCGCTGCCGCCAAGCTTATGGTGATCAATCCCGGCCAAGCCGTGTGGTCTCCACGCAACTACGAATCCTTCGCCAAGGAAGCCTATGGCAAGAACGTGGTGGCATATCAGGCCATCAACCGGATCGCGGATGCCATCGCATCCGTCAATCTTGGCGTCTACCGTGGTGAGACAGAACTGGTCGACCACCCGTTGATCACCCTGCTCGAGCGCCCGAATCCGCTTCAGTCCTATTCCGATTACGTTCGCGCCAAGGTGTCGTTCCTGATGATCGCGGGCAACGGCTACGAAGAGCGGTTCATGGTAGGCCGCGAGGTCAAGGAGCTTTACCAGCTTCGACCAGACCGCATGAAGATCGTTCCATCATCCAACGGCATCCCGTCTGCATACGAATATACGCTCGGCCAGAACAAGGTGCGATGGGAGATGGACCCGCGCACGCTCGAATGCGATGTGCGGCACTTGAAGCTGTTCAACCCGTTGAACGATTGGTACGGCATGAGTCCAATCGAGGCAGGTTCCTACGCCATCGACCAGAACAACGAAGCCATGAACTGGATGCAAGCCTTGCTCCAGAACTCGGCGCGTCCGTCTGGTGCATTGACCGTCAAGGATTCCGGCACGCTTTCCGACGAGAACTTCAACCGCCTCAAGGCCCAGATCGAAGAGCAATATTCCGGCTCCTCGAACGCCGGTCGCCCGATGCTCCTCGAAGGTGGTCTTGACTGGCAGCAGATGGGCCTAAGCCCGACTGACATGGGCATCATTGAGGTCAAGTTCTCCTCGGCCCGTGACGTTGCCTTGGCCTTCGGCGTGCCGCCGCAGCTTCTCGGCATTCCTGGCGATAACACCTATTCCAACTATGCCGAGGCCCGTCTGGCGTTCTGGGAAGACACGGCATTGCCGTTGCTCCAGATGATCGTGAACGATTGGAACAATTGGCTCGGCTCGATCTACGGTGTCGAGATCAAGCCAGACATCGACAGCATCCCGGCCATTGCCGAGAAGCGACTTTCGATGTGGCAGATGGCTGACCAGTCACAAGACCTCACTATCAATGAGCGCCGCGCCTTGAAGGGCTATGGGCCAATCGAAGGCGGTGATGTCCTGTTCGTTTCTTCCGCCGAAATCCCCTTGAGCATGGCAAACGAACCGATGCCGGAACCACTCAGCCCCGATCTTGTGAAAGCACTGGCCTATGGCTCGAAGGCTGGTTGATTCAAACACGCGCCGCGAGGTGCGCCGTCAAGGCGCATTGCTCGATAGGCTGACCGTCCAATTCCGTGGCCGTCTTCAGCGCGAGATAGCAACCGCCATGCGTGAGATGGTCGAGCATTGGGAGCAGACCGGGAACGTCACCTTGCCGCGCGATTTCCGGGACCGCATCGAGGCGACCTATCGCCAGATGGCAATTGCCTCGATCACCATGTTCGGCTCACGCATTATGGACCAAGCCAAGGCGCGAGGCTTGAAGCTGGAGACCAAGGAAAGCTTCGCTCAGATCATGACGCGCAGGGCGTTGCGCTTTATTGAGCAAGAGGCGATCCGCCGCCGCATCACAGAGGTCACGGAAACAACCCGCGACCAAATCATCCGGGCGGTTCGGAAAGGCTACGAGGATGGCTTGGGCCAACGCGGCACCGCTTCCTACATCCTCGATCTGGTGCCGCAGATTTCGTCCTACAGGGCCGACACGATTGCCCGCACCGAGACGCACGGCGCTGCCAATTACGGCTCCCAGGAGGCCGCAAAGCAGACTGGCTTGCCATTGTCCCGAGAGTGGCTGGCCGCTGCCGATGACCGCACCAGAGAGACGCATCGAGAAGCAAACGGTCAGGTTGTCGGAATGGACGAGAAGTTCAAGGTTGGCGATGCCGAACTCATGTTTCCCGGTGATCCAGAAGGCCCCGGCGATGAGGTCATCAACTGCCGTTGCGCCGTTGGTTACATCGTGGACGAAGCCGCCCTTGAGGCCATGTTGTGATTTCAATCAAGCAATGATATATTCCCCTCATGCCTAGCCCCGGCCCGACCGAAAACGAAGACGAGTTCATCTCCCGTTGCATGAGCGACGAGGAGGCAATGTCTGATTTTCCCGATGAAGATCAGCGTTATGCCGTCTGCATTTCCAAGTGGGAAGGCAAGGCCGATGGATATTCACCAAACGAGGCAATGGCACGAGAAGCCACACGCGGCCTCGAATGGCGTGATGAGTTCAACCGTGGCGGAACCGAGATCGGCGTTGCCCGCGCACGCGACATCAAGAATCGCCGCAATCTTTCGCTCGATACCGTCAAGCGGATGGTGTCCTACTTCGCCCGCCATGAGGTGGACAAGCAAGGCCAAGGATTCTCCCCCGGCGAGGATGGCTATCCATCCGCTGGCCGCATAGCCTGGGCCTTGTGGGGCGGTGATCCTGGCCGCTCATGGGCCAACGCAATAGTTCGCAGAGAAGAGGGCGACAAGTTCATGTCCGAACCGATCCAGCATAAGAACGTATCCCTCACGCTCAAGCGCGAACCGGATCAAGATGGCGTCTTCGAGGGCTATGCCTCCGTCTTCGGCGTTGTCGATCAGGGAATGGATGTGGTCGAACGCGGCGCATTTCGCAAATCGCTCGGCTCTCGTAAAGTCAAGATGCTATGGCAGCACGATATGAGCCAGCCCATCGGCGTTTGGGATGACATCTACGAGGACGAGCGTGGCCTGTTTGTCCGTGGCCGTCTGCTCAAAGAAGTAGAAAAAGGCCGCGAGGCAATGGCGCTCCTTCGCGCCGGGGCCATCGATTCCATGTCCATCGGCTATCGCACAATGGAAGCCATCCCAGAGGGCGATGGTCGTGTTCGCAAGCTGATGGAAGTGGACCTGTTCGAGATCAGCCTTGTGACGTTCCCGATGCTGCCGGATGCAAAGGTGACGAACGTCAAGTCGATCACCACCGAAAGAGATTTCGAGCGTTTCCTGCGTGATGCAGGATACTCCCGCAAAGAGGCCGTGGCTCTCACTCTCCACGGATTCAAAGCCCTACAGAGACAGCGGGACGCTGGCGATGAAGAGGCCGTAACCGAGGGCGTCGATGCCCTTTTACAGTCACTGTCAAAGCTAAAGGAATCCCTGCATGTCAGAGGAAATCAAGAAGGCCATCGGCGCGGTTGACGCGCTGCACGCCGGATTCGAAGAGTTCAAGAAGGCCAACGACGAGCGCCTTGCCCAGATCGAAAAGAAGGGCAGCGCCGATGTCGTGACCGAGGCCAAGCTTCAGAAGATCGAAGCCGATCTTGAGAAGGCCCAGAAGATCGCTGACGAGGCCGTTCTGGCTTCCAAGCGTCAGTCCCGCATCGTCACCGACGAGCGTGGCGAAGTGGTCGATCTCGACCGCAAGGCCCAGGAGTGGGCTTCCATGAACGCCCGCCGCCGTGGCGCTGTTGCTGGTTCCTTCGGCGCTGCCGACATGGACGGCTACAAGGCCGCGTTCGACACCTTCCTCCGCAAGGGCGAAGAAGTCATGGGGCCGGAAGAGCGCAAGGCTCTCTCGGTCGGCACCGATCCCGATGGCGGCTATGTGGTCAATCCCGACCTCTCTGGCCGTATCGTGATGAAGGTCTTCGAGACCAGCCCGATGCGTGCATACGCCTCGATCCAGGTCATCTCCTCGGATGCCCTCGAAGGCCTGTTCGATCTCAACGAAGCCTCTTCGGGCTGGGTTGGCGAAACGGACAGCCGTCCCGAGACAAACACGCCGCAGCTTGGCAAGTGGCGCATTCCTGCCCACGAACTCTATGCGAAGCCCAAGGCTACGCAGAAGCTGCTCGATGACGCCTCGATCAACATGGAAGCATGGCTTGCCTCCAAGGTTGCCGAGAAGTTCGCCCGTGACGAAGCCAACGCTTTCGTTGTCGGCAACGGCGTCAACAAGCCCCGTGGCTTCCTGACATTCTCGTCTGGCACCACGCTTCCCGGCACCATCGAGCGTTTCGATACCGGCGTGAACGGCGCATTTGCCGCCGCTCCCAACGGTGGCGATGTTCTCATCAACGCGCTCTATGGCCTCAAGCAGCAGTACCGCGCCAACGCAACCTGGTTCATGAACCGCGCCACGCTCAAGCTGACGCGTAAACTCAAGGACTCGGATGGCGCTTACCTGTGGTCTCCCGGCATCGCTGCCGGTCAGCCCGCATCGCTGCTCGGCTATCCGGTCGCGTCCTTCGAGGACATGCCGGATCCGGCCACGGATTCGCTTTCCATCGCCGTTGGCGATATGCGCGAAGCTTATCAGATCGTGGACCGCCTCGGCATCCGCACTCTGCGCGATCCCTACTCTGCCAAGCCCTACGTGGAGTTCTACACCACGAAGCGTGTGGGCGGCGATGTCGTGAACTTCGAGGCTCTCAAGCTGATCGAGTTCACTGCCTAAAGCACTAACGCGGGGCGGCAATAACGCCGCTCCGCAACCACGCCGATAAGAAGGATTCTTGAGATGCGTGATATGCTTTCTAACAAGCAGGTTGTTCTGCTTGGCACCGTGACCCTCTCTGGCACCACTGCCGGTGCTACTTCTTGGGTTGATACTCGTGGCTTCGACGCCGTGACGCTCATGCTTGCCACCGACACCGTGACCGATGCTGGCGCTGCCGCTGGCTTCACCTTCACGGTTCAGCACTCCGACACGACCGTTGCTGGTGACGCTGCGTCCATCGTCGCGGCTGATTCAGTCAATGGCACGATTGCTCTGTCTGTCACTGCCGATGGCGATGACAACAAGATCATCGGCGGCATTGGCTACAAGGGTTCCAAGCGTTATGTTCGCATGAACGGCGTTGGCACCACCGGCACCGATGCGACCGTCAAGGTCTACGGCATCCTTAACAAGCCGCATCGCGCTGCCACCACGTTCGTCGGCAGCAACGTGGCTGCTACCTAAACTTGATTAAGGGGCGGCTCCTTCAATGGGGCCGCTTCTCTCATCGTAAAATCTGCAATTGATTTGTTCACAATGATCGCGCCGTAAGGATGCAGGGCTGATGCCGACGACAACTGGTTTCGCAACTGACCTCATCACGTTCTCGCGCGGAAGCCTCGCCACCGTTACGGACAGTGACGGCTATATCAAGTGGGCACAGCATAACCTGCTGCTGGCGAGTGAGCAGCTAGACACTTCTAGTTGGACAAAAACGTCTACGACGATAGCAGCAAATTCAATCGCCGCCCCCGATAGTGCGATTACGGCAGACACTATCGTTGCTTCGGGCGCAAACGGCACGGTTTTGCAGTCCTACACTGCTGTCGCTATACCCTATGTTTTTGGCGTGTGGCTTCGCCGCAAAACAGGCACGGGCAATATTCAGATTGCTGCCGACAACGGCACATACACGACCGTTACGATCACCAATGATTGGGCGCTCTACACTGTCACGCAGACCCCGACGGCTGGCACGAAGAGCGCGGGCATCCGTATCGTCACCAACGGCGATGAAGTCTACGCATGGGGCGCACACCTCTATCGTTCCGACCTCGGCGGGATGCAAGCCAACGCCTCCGCGTATCCTTATTATGACCCTAGCACGCTGAAGAATCTGTTAGGGTTTACAGAACTCTTAACTACGGGTTGGACCAACACCAACACCACCGATACGCAAGTTGCTATCGCCGCGCCGAATGGGTCTGCCAATTCCATTGATGTAGCGGCCACGGCTGGCAACGGCACGCTGCTGGCGTCTTTAAGCCTTCTTGCCAGCCCCTACACATTCTCTATCTGGCTGCGCCGCAAAACGGGCACGGGCACTGTGGAGATTACTGTAGACGGCACGACCTATGTTACTGCGGCGGTAACTGCGGACTGGCAAAGGTTTAGCACCACACTGACGCCAACGGCGGGAACTAGAACACCAGGCATCCGCATTGTAACATTTGGTGATGCCGTCTACGCATGGGGCGCGCAACTCTCCGACAGCGCGTCACTTGACCCTTACACGCCTAACTTTGGCGCGGCTCCGAGCGCGGCAGCAGCACATGGCCCGCGCCTTGACTACGACCCGTCAACGCTGGCGGCAAAGGGGCTGCTGGTGGAGGAGCAGCGGACGAATTTGCTGTTAAACAGTGCAACACTTTCAACGCAAAGCGTCACTGTTACAGCAACAGCACATACACTGTCGTTTTATGGAACAGGAACGATTACACTTTCGGGCGCATCAAGTGCCGGACCGTTAATTGGAACGGGAGTATATCCTAACCGCGTAACACTTACTTTTACACCAACCGCTGGAACGCTGACACTTACGGTTACAGGAACTGTGAGCAACGCACAGCTTGAAGCCGGAGCCTTCGCCACCTCCTACATTCCCACGGCTGCCGCTTCTGCAACCCGAAACGCCGATGTCGCTTCCGTTGGCGTGAGTCAGTTTCCAGCCAGCAGCACTGCGTTTACACTTGGCATAAAGTTCATTTCGATGAGCACGGCTGCTCCGGCGATTGCTTTGTGCCTATTTAACGCATCTCCATTTTCAAACCGTATTCAGGTTAATCTTTTTGGAAACGTGGCCGTTTTCAATTCCGGTATTCTTGACGTGAATATTACTTCCGGTGTAACTACGGGTCAGAGGGCAAATCGGTATGCAGCCATCGCAAACAACGATTTTGCAACATCATTGAACGGAGGTGCTGTAGAAACAGATACTTCTGTTCTGGTTCCTTCTGGCGTCATTACGCTTGGAATTGGAAATACAGGCGGAGGAGCTTTGTTATCTGGGTGGATTGAGAATGTAATCTACATTCCGCGCCGCCTGACCAACGCCGAACTTCAAGCAAGGACCGCATAATGGGCAGTGATCTCATGTACCGCGCCGCCGACAAAGCCACATGGGATGCGTGGGCGGCTATCGTCAGCCTCACCTATGATGACCGCCCCAACGGCTGCTACATTGACGAGATCGGCCCTGTGGTTGTCACTCCGGCTGTTGTTGGCCCCGATGGCGAGATCATCACGTCCGCCGTCATGGATGACCGCTATCATGTGAACGTACGCCTGACACAGATCGCAGGGCCGCGTCCTGATCCGCTGCCAGAAGACTACGTGCCGCAAGGCCACGATCCGGCTGTGCTGGCTCAAGGTGGCCCCGGCGTTGAGTGGATTGATCCGGCAACTGTGAACAATCCTCGGCGCATCTGGGCTGGCGAAATGAATTACTACACGCCAATTGCATCGGAGCAATCAAATGAAGGTTAAACTTATTCGCCAGTTCTCTTGTGCGCCAGAAGGCCACACGGTTGTGCGATTCGATGCTGGTTCGATCCTCGAAGGCAACCTTGCCGTCTTGGCGATGGAGGAAGGTGCTGCTATTGAAGTGGCAGAGATGCCGCCGCTCGAGACCAAGATCGAGACGCCAAAGAAGAAAGCCAGGAAAGGTTAATCCATGAGCCTTCGCGCCGCCGTTCCGCTTTATCAGTTTCGGGGTTCGGTTCTTACGTCCGCCCCTGCATCCGAGCCGGTGACGGCTGCGGAACTCCGCACGCATCTTCGCACTGACTCGACGGAACTTCCTGACGCGGAGGCAAATACGCTTATCACGGATGCTCGAACCGAGATCGAGAACATGACCGGCCTTGCGTTCATCACGCAGTCATGGCGGCTCTCGCTTGATCGCTGGCCCGCTGGTGGCGAGGCCTGGTGGGATGGCGTGCGAGAGATGTCGATCACAGAACTGGCGCGCACCAGCACCATTCAAAGCCTTGTTATCCCGCGATGGCCTCTTCAATCGATCACATCGGTAACGGTCTACGATGAAGGCAGCAATGCAACGGCAATCACGGTTGCCAATGTCTTCGACGTTGACACATATCAGACGCCTGGAAGGTTGACACTCAAGCGAGGCCAGACTTGGCCGGTTGCTCTGCGTGCCAATAACGCCATCCAGATCATCTATGTATCTGGATTCGCCAATGCAGCAGCAGTGCCATCTCCGATGAAGCGTGCTGTCAAGCAGCTTGCGGCTTTCCTCTATAGCAACCGTGGCGATGACTGCGATGCAAGTGATGCCTATGACGCATCCGGCGCTTCGGTCATTATGGCTCAATATAAGGCCATGAAGGTATGACATATCCCAGCAGTCTCGACATTGCGCGCGGACTGGCTTCGGGTTGTCGGTCATTCAACAAGTTTGGCCGGAACACATCTGTCGGTTCCAGCTTCGTGCCTGTATCTCGCTCCGGCTTCTATCGCACGCCGCAAGCAAATGCCCATGTTCATCTCCGCATCAAGGCCGGTGGCAATGCCAACGACACGGCCAACGGTTCCGGGGCGAGAGAAATTGTTTTAATCGGCATTGATGAGTTCGGTGACTATACCACTCAAGCGCTGGCAACAGCAGGAGCATCCGCAAGCGCGCAAACGTCGAAGTCATTTATCCGCCTGTTCGATGTCTATGTGTCCAAGTCTGGAACGTATTCAACGCAGACCGCTAGATCGCACGCCGGGACGATAACCATTGAGAATGCCGCAGGAGGAGAAGACTGGGCAGTTATTGTCGATGGTACGCTAGGACGCGGAAAGACAGAGATGGCTGTCTACACTACTCCGCGTGACCGGAGTGCGGCACTCCGCAACGTGACCATCTCAAGCGATGCCGACAAGAAGGCGAACATCGTCCTGTACAAACGCGAGAACATCCTTGAGACGGCGGCACCATATAGTTCTATGCTCATGGTGACTGAATATCCACAGAGTTCCGGCCTAATCGATGTTGTTTTCAACCCGCCGCTCTACTTCCCGCCGCTGTGCGACTTTGGCTTCCTCGCCAACGTATCGGCCAGCACCGTCGATGTTGCCGTCAACATGGATATTATAGAGTTCACCACCCGATGATGAAATGTTGCGACATGAATTCCGGCAAGCTGAAAGAGCCGGTGACGTTCCAGCGCCGCACCTTGACCAGCGATGGTGCAGGAGGCCAGACGGAATCCTGGGCCACCGTTTCTGGCGCACCAACTCGCGCCTATGTGGTGCCGGTTGGCGGCTCGGAGCGATTTGCCCATGACCGCACCGAGGCAACCGTTCGGTTGCGTCTTGTGGTGCGCTACACCTCCGCATTGCTGGATTCCGACCGAGTGCAGATCAGGAACAAGATCCACAACATCCGGTTCCTCGATAACATGGAGTTCGCCAACAAGTGGCTTCAGATCGACGTTGATGGCGGGGTCGCGGCCTGATGGCGTATCCTGATGTCAAGGTCGAGATCAAGGGGCTGAAAGAGGTCAACGCGGCCTTGCAAGCCTATGGGAAAGACCTTGGCAACAATCTAGAGCTGATTGTCAAAGCAACCGCACAAAACGCTCTTAGAGACGTTAGAAACGCTATTGAGAACCCGCCGAAAACAGGTCGGATTTATTACAAGGGAAAAAACAGAGACATCAAGCATCAGGCGTCAAAAGAAGGCGAAGCCCCGGCCACTGATGGAGGCGCTTTGCTGACATCAACCTACATTGAAAACCGAGGCAAATATGGACGCGCAATCGGAAGCCGGTTGCCATATGCCTATCACCTTGAGTTCGGTACCTTCAAAATGGGCAAACGTCCTGCATGGATACCTGCTGTTGAGCGAGCAATCCCACGGATGCTAGAATTGGTTAACATTGCAATCGCCAAGGCCAAAGCACGCGCGGAGAAGACAACGAAATGAAATCCGATGACCTCCAGACGGCAGTCTACAATCGGCTTAACGATAGCGCCGTCACCAGTCTTCTCAGCACCTACTACAGCCCGCTCGTGGCGATCTTTACCGATGTCCCACAGGCGGCTGACAGTGAATTGGAATCGGCCTTCCCGTTCATCACCATCGGTGCTGACACTATCAATCCCTTCGACAGCAAGGATGACCTTGGCGGATCGGCAATCGTGCAGATCGACGTATGGGATCGTGCCGCATCCATGCTCGATCTCAAGACCGTAGTCGATGCCGTCGATGGCCGGATGCGCCGCCAGCCGCTTTCCATTGCGGGCGTGACGCACATCACCACGGAATTGGATAGTTGCAATTTCTCGCGCGATCCTGATGGCAAGACCAAGCGCGGCCTCATCTTGTACCGTGTATTGTGGATTGCATAGTTTCCGTGATATAATCACGGCCAAACAAGAGGTTCTTGCATGGCTATTTCTGGCCGATCAGTTCGCATAAGCCGCAACGGCTCCAACATCGTGGGCGCTCGTGCTGACAGCGTGACGATCAATAATGAGCCGCTCGACATCACGGACAAGGATGATGCTGGTTGGCGCACCATGCTGACCGATGTCGGCTTGCGGTCCGTCTCTTGCGAGATCGAAGGCGTGCTCAAGGATACCGTCCTCTTGGCGGATTCCGTCGGCACGGCCACCACGGCGCTACTCAAGGAGTGCGTGGTCACGATCAGCGGCATCGGCACATTGACCGGTGATTTCATGCTCCAGGGCCTTCAGATCGGCGCGGAGCAAGCTGATGTCACCACATTCACCGCCACCCTAGAAAGCGGCGAGAACATGACGGCCACCATTGGTCCATACAATACAGTGCTCCCGGCGATCACCGGAACGCTCTCCGGAACGAACGTCCAGACCACCACGAATGGCACATGGGCTGGCGATGCCACGATCACTTTCGCCCGCCAGTGGCAGCGCGCCAATGCTGCTGATCCCAATGACCCGTCATGGTCCAACATCGCATCTGCGACCGGAACGACATACACACTCACAGGCTCCGACACCGGAAAGTATATCCGGTGCCGTGTAACCGCCACCAATAGCGTAGGGTCTACGGTGGCCTTCTCCAACATCCGTGGACCCGTGACCTAAGAAAGGAACTGAAACATGCCCGCAATCGCTGGACGCAAAGTCCGTATCAAGCGCGGCTCGACTGCCGTGGCTGGCGCTCGTGCCGATAGTTTCACCATCAACAACGAGCCGATTGACATCACCGAAAAGGATGACAACGGCTGGCGCAAGTATCTTGCCGATGTTGGTGTTCGCTCCATCGATGCCGAAGTTGAGGGCATCCTTGAGGACACCACGTTCCTGGCGCTTGCCGTTGGCAGCGCCTCGGCTCTGCTCGAAGCCTACACCATCGAACTGCTTGGCCTTGGATCGTTCAGCGGCAACTTCTTCCTTGCCAGCTTTGCCGTCACCGGCGAACAGGCAGATGCCACGACCTTCACAGCCTCGATCCAGTCCTCTGGCACGATTACGTTCACGGCATCGTAATCATGGCAATCTTTCGGGAGCTAACAATCAAGTGGAAGGGTGAAGAGTATCGCTTCGTACCTTCCATGAAACTAATGCGATCCATCGAGATGGGCGACATATCCTTTACGGACATTGCCGTTCGCACAAGCCAAGGTCGCCCGCCTGTCAGTCACATCGCTTTCGTTCTGTCCAAGATGTTGCAGTCGGCAGGTGCCAAGGTCACGGACGAACAAGTCTATGAGGAACTTGTAACGGGCGATCAGGAGAGCATCACTTCCTTGATCAGCCTTGTGCTCACATCGTTCTCTCCGACTGAAGACAAGTCAAAAAATCCAGACGCCCAGACCGAAAGCCAGTCGAAGGCGAGGGCGAAGATCATGGAGAGTATGGAGAACTAGACTGGAACGGGATGTATCTATGGGCGAGGGAATGGGGAATTCAGCCTAGCGAGTTCTGGGAGATGACCATTCCCGAGTGGTGGTTGGAATACGAGTTGAAGAAGCCGAAAGAGCCAGGCGAAACATACGCCGGGAAACTGACTAGGGCCGATGTAGAGGAATTGAAGGAACTGTTGCATGGCTCAAGTTAGCGGAATCGAAGTCAACATCACCGGCAATACAACCGGCCTTGATCGAGCATTAGGCAAGGCTGAAGGTGCTATTTCTGGATTTGCTAGAGGGGCTGCGGCCTCTATTGCTGGGGCGCTTTCCGCTGGTGTTTTTATAGCGGCTGGCAAGGCAGCTATCGATTTTTCTGACAACATTGGAAAGATGGCTCAGAAAGTCGGCATGACAACTGAAGAGTTGTCCAAGTTGACCTATGCCGCAAAACTTTCCGATGTATCACTTGGTGAATTGCAAGTAGGAGTTCAGCAGCTTTCAAAAAATATGGAAGCTGGCTCTGAAGGATTATTTGCGCTCGGCATTAGTGCAACCGATGCAAGTGGAAATCTTCGTTCTACAAATGAAGTCTTTGCAGAAATAGCAGAGGCATTCGCTGGAATGGAAGATGGTGCTGGCAAGACTGCCATTGCCATGAATATTTTTGGCCGTTCCGGCACTCAACTAATTCCAATGCTGAACGCTGGGCGTGATGGCTTGGCGGAAATGGGCGATGAAGCCCAGCGATTTGGAGTTGTTGTCACAAACACTGCCGCCAAAAGCGCAGAAGATTTCAACGACAATCTGACAAGATTAAAAACGATCTCAGAAGGCTTGGCTCAAAGCCTAGTAAATGATCTTGTCCCGCCGCTAAATGATATTCTTGAGATTTTCCTTGAATATGTTTCTAACGGAGACAGCATCGCTGGTGCTGTAGCTGGGATAAAAACAGAATTTCAAGACCTTGCGCGCGTTGTTACTGCTTCATCTAGTGGCATTGAAACATTGCGTGATTGGTACAAGGCAATTGATGACTTTGTAAAAGTATACGGTCCATTTTCTAGTGCAGCACAAAATGGATTTTTTGGATCATTTCCAGAAAACTTTGATCCAGACCCGACCGGATCACTCGCCAGCATTGACGCCTTCAATCCACAAACGGTTAACCGCGAAGAAAAAGTAAGCCTTCCAAAACAAAAAGCTCCATCGCTTTCTCGTGCGGGAGAGCAGATGAAAGAAGTCGCTGATAAAACATCTGTAGTCCCGGGCGTTTCGCCATCGCAAGAGGTGGATGCATTCTATATGTCTAGGCTTGAGTCGATCCGCGAAGGCTTTAAGTCTGAGCGGGAAATTCTTGAAGCCGAATATGCGGCAGATATGGAATTGCTGCGAGCGCACCTGACAGGCAAGGATGAACTAGACGCAGAGTTCAAAGAACTAATGCGGCAGCGTGCAGAGCAACATTCTGCTGATCTACACAACATTCGATTGATGCAGGTCAAAGATGACCTTACAAGTGTTCAGGATGGTTTTGCATCACTTCAAGCGGCAGCTCAAGCGGGCGGAAAAAAGTTCCTTAAAGTATCCAAAGCTATGGGAGCAGCACAGGCCATTGTTTCTACAATTGTAGCAGCCGTTGACGCAATGAAGGTTGGTCTTACTCCTGCCGACAAGTTTGCTGCTTATGCTCTTGTCTTTGCCAAGGGCATGAGCGCCGTGGCAGCTATCAAGGGCGTCTCGGAAGGCGGCGGCGGCGGTGGTGGAGGCGGTGGTGGTGGTGGTGGACGTAGAGGCGGTGGCGGTGGTGCAGCCGCAGCCCCGGCAGCGGCATCGCCAACGACCACGTTCCAGTTTACAATGATGAATGATCCGATGGGCTTTGGCGAGAAGTTCGCCAGACAGTTCATCGACCAGCTTAACAGCACGCAGCGCAACGGCGGCACAATTCGCGGAGTGATAGCCTGATGGCAGACATCAAGATCAGCGCACTATCATCACTGACCGGGGCCAACACGGCCACCGATGACCTTTATGTGGTGGTGGACACAAGTGTCCCAGAGACCAAGAAGCAGACGCGCGCGGAGTTGTTTCAGAATGTCCCGGCTGCATCATTCGCAGGGGCCAACGTCTTCAACGATGCTGGCGCTGACGTAGACCAACGCATCGAGGGCGACACAGACGCCAACCTTGTCTTCGTGGACGCATCCACGGATCGCGTAGGCATCGGCACGGCAACGCCGACTGCGAAGCTACAGGTGAACGGATCGTTTGCCCTTACTGCTCCAGTGACTGTCACGACAGACTACACGGTCGCGGCTGGTGTAACATTCATCATCTCTAATCGTGCTTCTACTAATACAATCACGCTTCCTGCTGTTGCTACAAGTTCAGGGCGCATTCTGAAGGTGATGACACGTACCAATCAAGCGGTAATATCTGCATCAGGAAATGTGACGCAGAAGGGTGGCGGTGCCACATCGGCTATACTCCCGGTTGTTGCAGGTGGTGGCGCATGGGCGGAACTTGTTTGTGATGGCTCAACGTGGATCATAGTGGCCGCAGGAACAATTCCATAATGACCATCTCCACGAGCAACTATACCGTCTCCACGAATGAGCCGCTAAACCATGCCCGCATCTTGTGGGACATGATGACCGGCACTGTCTCTGGAGATGGAACCAATCCGGCTTATGCTGCCAATGACTACACATCGCAGCGGTGGGAACTTGCGCCAGGCTCAAACAACTGGACGCTTGTGGCAGCGGCAGACGTATCTATCGATTGCGTCTTTATCGCAGCGCATAACCTATCTGGCAAGACAGTCACGATTTCCACGGCAGCAACAGTCGGCGGTGGTCACACCACTCGTGCAACAATATCGCCAACCGACAATTCGACCATCGCGGTGTTCTTCAATAACGCTGGGGTGCTCTACACCGTCCGTGAAGTGCGGGTGAACGTGAACGATGGCACGGACATTGCAATCGGCATCATCCGAGCGGGCGCTGCATTGCAAATGCCAATCCCGATCTACGGAGGGCATAGGCCGCTCAACCTCAACCGCGTCACCGAAGCACAGCAACAGTTCTCCGAGACCGGCCAATGGCTTGGGCGCATCATCAAAAGGCGTGCCGTCACCACATCTTACGATTGGGAATATCTGACAACGGCTTGGTACGATACCTACTTCGAGCCGTTCGCCAAGACGCTGCCATTGCAGCCGTTCTGCATCGCTGGCAATCCATCCAAGATCACAACCGATGTCGGCTTCGTCTGGACCGACCGAGACGTTGAACCAGTGAATATGGGCATCAAGGCTTATCGCTCTGTCAGCCTCGGCGTCACGGGATATTACTGATGACTTTTGCAGCGCGTCCCGTCGAGATTGTCGAGATCATCCAGCCGCTCTGCTCACGCACGTTCGGTGTCTCGCCTTGCAATGCGACTGGCGATGCCTGTTGGAACACAGACAAGACATGCAAGTTCTTATCCGCTCTCGATCTAAGCAAGTCATTGACGCTTCGGTTCGTAAACGATGATGTATACGAGTGGCAAGATAACAACACCAATCTGCTGACCGAGAATGGCAACACGCTCACCACGGAAGCGGGCGATCCGTTCCTGATCGATTACATCTACCAGCCCGCACTCGCCATCCCGGCAATGCAGAACTATCAGACGGCTCCTACCGTCCTCAACGTGGCATCAGGATCGCGCAATAAAAGCCCGCTGGGCTATCGCGCCGTTAGCAGTGTCCGTATTAAGGACTTTCCTTGGAATGACGTAGGCACCGATCCTTACGTCTCCACGAGGGCTTATGATCCAGACCAGATCGGCAGCTTCTGGAGCAAGTGGCTTGCCCGCAATCCGTACCACATCGGATACACGCTCAATATCTACGAAGGGCTGATAGGCGAACCGCTTTCGGTCATGACGCAGCGGGAGTATGTGATCGAGAAGATCGACGCAGGTCGCAATGGCGTTTCGATCACGGCTAAGGACATCCTGAGAAAGATCACCGACACCAACCTGACGGCACCATATCTGAGCCGTGGCGAACTGGCCTCGAACATCACGAACGTAGCAACGGCCATGACCGTGGCTGGCGCAACATTGAGCGACTATCCTGAAACTGGTTATGTCAGGATCAATAGCGAGGTGATCCAATATGCCCAGCGTTATGAAACAACCGGCGGCAACATCTATTTCGACGGACTGACACGAGGCCTGGCAGGAACAACGGCAGCGGCTCAAAGTCAGAACGACCGCGTGCAGCGTGTGATCTATTACAACGCCACGCCATTCCATGAAATCCTCTATGACCTTCTTGTCAACTGGGGCGGCATCCCTGCGAAATACATCAACTTCGCGGATTGGGCGACTGCAAAGACCACCTATCGGCCAGACTACAATTTCACAGCTTGGATCACCGATCCTGACAAGATCGAAGAACTCCTAGCCGAGGTATGCCTCCAAGCAGTCTCCAACCTGTGGTGGGACGAGCGAGTCCAGAAGATTCTCATGGAGCCTGTGAGGCCGCAGCCGTCTCCTATCATTTTGTCTGACGACGATGCGATCATTGCTGGCAGCTTCTCAATCGAAGAGAAGCCGGAAGAGCGCGCATCTCAGACGCATGTTTACTATTTGCAACGCACGCCGATCCCCAGCGTGACAGAGAAGAGCAACTATTCCCGCGTCTCTGTCTTTATCGATGTTCTCAAGCAAGTGCAGTATGGCGGCGAGCCGCAGATTAGAGAACTGTTCTGCCGGTTCATTAGCACACAGGCAATCGCCAACTCCCTCGCCCAGACCTATCTTGACCGCTTCTCGGATGTCCGCAAGGAAATCACCTTCGATCTATCGGCCAAGGATGCCGCGAATATCTGGACCGGATCGGTTGTGCAGATACGGCATTATCTAGATGTCGATTTCACAGGTGCGCCGCGCGATGGCGAATGGCTTATCACCTCGGCAGAGGTAGCCCGCAACGGCCTGACATATCGCTTCACGGCGGAAGATAACGAGAAGGGCGGCGTGATTTGGTCTTGGCTGACCGATGCGGGGCTTGACGGCAATGGCGTTGCCCAGCCGTGGCGTTGGCTCGATGATAGTGGTAATGATTTGAGCGGGACTCCTCAACCGTATAGGTGGCTTTGATGACGACATGGACCAGCATCTCAAACGCAGCGGTTGCTGTCGGCGGTATTCCGTCTAGCACTACCGTGACAGCATTGCGCGACAATCCTTCGGCTATTGCAGAAGCATCTTCTGGTGCGCCTGTCATGGTTTCTGGCTGGCATCCCTACGACAAGGTGACGATTGGCGATGGCAAGACTGGGTTGATCTATGATCACGCAGTGACTGGAACAGTCCCTAGTGTTGTGACGCCTGATTTCGTAGATGGCTACGAATACCGCGTTTTGGCTTTGGGATTAAGGCATAACGCTGCTTTAATCGGAACTGACCGTCGGCTTCAGTTGGAAGCATTCAAGCAAACAGATGCAGCATATCGATTGGTCAGACAGTCAGAGCAGGGAACCAATACTCAAGACTTTGGATATCATGCAGAATTTTATTTCCCAAGACTTGAGAGTACTTCTCATTTTGTCATGACAATGACCTACAGGAATGGCGCATTTAGCGGTCAGATTGACGTAGATTCAGCCATGTATGACACGCCAGCACAGAAAATATTGCGCGCTCGCATATCGTTCACTGGCGACAGCATAGCTGCCGGAAAAGTCTGGATGTTCCGCCGCCGCGAATATGCTTCACTGCCATAAAGGAATAAAGCAATGGCAACGCCAATCACCAAAACGATCACATTCAAGCGCGGCGATACTCTTTCGTTGTCATGCCAACGTCTCACCGCAGTTCCGGCATCGTTTAGCCTTATCGGTTACACGGTTGCGGCAATGGTGCGGAACGGCGGCTTTTCGCAATCCTTGACGGTGACGATTAGCGCACCTGCAACTGGTAGCTTCACGCTCTCGCAGACGGCAGCGAACACCGCATTGTGGCCGGTGTCTGACGAAGACAACGACAGTATCATGTATTGCGACATACAGTTCACAAGTGGTGGCGTTGAAAGCACCGAAACATTCAAGATTGATGTGCGCGAGGACATCACGACATGACTGTTTCGCTAATCGTCAACAATCCGGCTCAGACCATCAGCCTGGACATGAACCAAGAGCAACCTACGCAATCGCTTTCGCTTATCATTGGAAGCGGAACGGTCAGCATTGCGCGGCAACCACTGCCTCCTACCGAGATGCTTTTATTTGGAGACAGCGGCTTGGCGATTGACTTCATGCTCAACCAATACGCAGTCAAGATATGAATGGTGTTCCATGATTGACGATCAGACCTTCAAGGTGCTCGGGGCCATCATGCAATGGATCATCGCGCCAGTGGCCGCGTTTGTCTGGGTTATCTACCGCCAGCAACAGGCGCACGAGACAGCCATCGCAGTTCTGCAAGCGCAGACCGAAACATCTCGTACAGCGCATGATCGAGAGATCAAGGAGATTCGTGAGACAAGCCGCGCCATCATGGCGAAGCTCGACAGCATCGAGGAGGCCTTGAGGAAATGAAATTGAACAGCGTGTCCTTTGTCAAACTGAAAGGCGTTCATCCCGATCTGGTGCGTGTGGTAAATCGATGCGCTGGTGATTGGAAGGATGCCGACACAGGCTTCATAGTCACCTGCGGCGTTCGCACTCTTGAGGAGCAAAAAATCCTCAAGGCCAAGCGCGCATCCAAGACGTTACGGTCTCGCCATATTCCTGCGGCAAATGGTTTTTCACACGCTGTTGATTTGGCTTGCACGATCAAAGGCCAGGTGCGCTGGGACTGGCCTTTATACGATAGCCTTGCCAAGCGAATGAAGGCAGCGGCAAAGGCTGAGAACGTGTTGCTAGAGTGGGGCGGTGACTGGGTTTCGTTCAAGGACGGGCCACATTTTCAACTGCCGTGGAAGCAGTATCCCGGCACAACAAAAGGAAGTAAGTGATGACAAAAGAAATGGTCTGGGGCGTTGTTCGCGCCGTTCTCGCGGCTGGTGGCGGCTATGTTGTCGGAACCGGAGTTATTGACGCCACCGCCATGAACGAGATCATCGGTGCGCTCGGCGTCATTTTCGCCGCTGGCTGGTCTATCTGGGCCAAGAAGTGAACTGGATCGAGATTGCCGCCATCGTCGTGCTGTTCATCGGCATTGGCGCTGGCGGCTTTCTCGTCGCTCAAAGGCCATCCTTTTGGTTCGGCCTTGGCGTTGTTATGTTCAAGGCATCGTTGCCGTTCCTAATGAAACGAATGCCGCCCGAGAAAGAAAAAGAATGGCGTGACTGCATCCGCCGTGGCGGCGAATGGGATCACCGCCGGAAGCGATGCAAGAGGTAACACTATGGCACGCCGCAAGATCACCATCGAATGGAAGACCTGTGAGCGTGCTTGGGGCTGGGCCTATATTGGCGAAGATCATATCCAGCTAGACCCGCGTCTTCTCCAGAAGCCGAAGCTGCTCTTGGAGATTGCCGCTCACGAAGTGGCGCATCTTGTCTTTCCAGAAGCAGAAGAAAAGCAGATCGACAATCTCGGCAAGCAAGTTGCAGATGTGATCTGGCGGCTCAACTTCCGCCGCGCGCAGGAGTAGCAAATGGTCCAGAAATACTCCGATCAAGAATTCATTGACGCATGGAAGCGTCTTGGATCACCGTCTGCCGTATCCAAAGAATTGGGCCTCAACTTGCGCGGCGTTAACGCTCGACGGGATAGCCTTGAGCGCAAGCATGGAATCATTCTGAACACGATCTCGCAGCCCGCCCAGCGGGTCAAGATCGAGGTGCCGACAAAAGGTTTTCGCGCGCTAAAAGAGAATGTTGTCGGCCCCGTCATCATCGGCAGCGACGGACATTTCTGGCCGGGCGAGCGCAGCAAGGCGTTTGCGGCCATGATTGAAATCATCAAGGACTTGCAACCGTCGATGGTCATCATGAACGGCGACAGTTTCGACGGTGCGAAGATCAGCCGTCATCCGCCAGGCGCGCGTGTCCAGACGCCAAGCGTGGCTGAAGAACTAGAAGCCGTCAAGGAACGTCATGCAGAGATTGAGGCTTATGCACCTCCCGGCTGCTATCTCATGTGGACCGATGGCAATCACGACAATCGCTTCATGGCGAGGCTGGCTCAAGCAGCGCCGGAATATGTACAGGTGCAAGGATTCGACATCGCAGACCACTTTCCTGCGTGGCAGTTCTGCACAAGCCTATGGCTGAACGAGCATACGGTTGTAAAGCATCGCATTCACCAAGGCGTGCATGGGGCCTATAACAACACATTGAAGAGCGGCAAGTCTATTGTGACCGGCCACACGCATCGGCTCCAGGCTACCATGTTTGCGGATTACAATGGCCTTCGCTGGGGCGTCGAATGCGGAACGCTTTCGGATTACGGACCTGATAACGACAAGTTTGCCTATGCGGAGGATAACCCCGTGAACTGGTCACAGGGCTTTACTGTATTGCATTTCGCACCTAGTGGCATGTTGCTGGAGCCAGAGTTCTGCCGCGTCATCAACGGTCAAGCTTGGTTTCGAGGTCAGCCGGTGGTGTAAGCCACCGCTCGATCAGCGTGGCGTAGCCAGCGATGTCCCGCCAGTGATCGACCTCGTGCGGGTTGCCTGACAGGATGCGGCCAATCTTGCTGGCGATCATCTCTAGAGACTCGCGTTGCAGATGGTCGAGTTCTTCCCAGTTGTCGCCAACGCACATTGCTTCTTTGATCGATTGCGCCATCATGGCGACACGGTAATAGTCGCCGTGGGTCTTCTCGCGTTCGTCTAGGATGTCAGTCATCTCTCACCACCTTTACCGTCAGTTTCATTCCAAGGACGTTATAGCATGCCTCCAGTTCCGCGACGCGCGGGCAGTGCCGCGTTCGCCAGCCCTTGAACGTGTTCCGTGCGATGCCCGTCCGCTCGGCCATGTCGGTGACGCCGATCCGCTGGCTGTTCATCTCCGCGTACAGACGGCGCACCAGCGGGTGCGCGTGCTGCGGGATAGGCATGTGGCGAAACCGCCTCATGGCTTCTCCTGTGTCAGCGGGAGGATTAGCTTCTCCTCGAAGTCAGCGGCATCAACATGCCAAGCCCCCGGCCACGCATTGAGAGCGGCGGCGATGGCGGCTTTGCGGGTCATATCTTTGGTGTAGTAGACATCTACAAAAGCCTCCACCACCTCGTCTGGTATTTGCTCAGCCTTGATCATTGCTTGTCTCCTGAGAGTGCGGCGCGGGCTTTGACCCTAAACTTCGGTTTCGCGCTCAGTCTGCGTTGCATCTCCACGAAGGTGTCAGCCACGATCTCCAGACAGTTCAAGGCGTTGTGTTCTTCTGAACTGTCCATCTTTCGCAGATCATCAAACAGACATCGGCTCTTGAGCACTGAGATATAAACAATTGAGAGCTTGAGCATGTGGGCAAATTGATCATCATCCATTCCTTCACTCACCAATCCCTCCCAGATGCTAGTGCTGCTGCTCTATGCGCCTCTGCCAACTCCTCTCGAAGCCGCCGGATTCTTCTGTCAGCATCGGCCAAGTCTTGCTGCAATTTCCTCACCGTCTCGCCCAATGCGCGATTGACGGTTTCAAGATCAGGTTCTCTGGTCATTAACGCCTCCTCTTCTTTTTGCCGTACAACACAGACACGCCAACTTGGTGGCATCGTTTCGCCAAGGCCGCATTGCCTCGTGCTCCGCGCCAGCACATAGCCAAGTGTTTCATGCCGTAATGCGTCTGCGTAGCGCACGATGCGCGCCGGATGTCGCCTCGGTAGCCCATAGCCCGCGCTGTGCCACGCAGCACTTGCAAGGGGCCTGATGCACTGCTTCGCTTGTTGTGGTTGTGGCATCGAACACCGCTCTCAATCTTTGCCATCTTCAACGCGAATCCGACCGGCACGCCTTGCCGTCTAGCCTCCGATGTAACCAATCGAGTCGCATCCGAAGCATGAGCCAAGACACTTCCAGCCGTCATCGCGGCGATCAGAACAAGATACCTCATCACGGCCAGTAAACTCCCATGAGGAAACCAAGTCCGACCATTATAGGGCCGCAGATCAGCCAGTCTGTCAGGGAGAGCCGAGGGGCACAGCTCTCCCTGATCTGGGTAGGCTTGGCATACCGCTGATCAGCAGCGGCCACTGAACCGGACAGTACGCCCGGATCACCATGAAGCCACTGGTCTTGTGTGGCATCGTATTCGTATTTAGCCATGATGTTCCTCCTTGAAACTATGGCAAGCCTAGACTAGAGTTCTCAATCAATCGTTAATGTAAGCATCCGGTTTGCTCCCCCGGGTGCTAGGGGCGGTGGCTATCCTCCTTTAGTCGCCGCCCCGCTCATATTCAACAAAGACAGCAGCTTGTCGCTGGCATCGGTTGCACCATAACCAACAATAACGCGATGGCCCACGTTCTCCAAGTATGAAATCATGTCATCCTGATCGGATGATGTGCGCCCGCCTTTCTGGCGTTTCATCTCGATCCAGATTCCCCATGCCGGAATGAACAGGTCTGGCACGCCAGGAACGACACCTTCAGCCTTCAGCTTCTTTGCCGTCGAGATGTTGCGCTTGCCGCCATTAGGTATTGCAAATATCAATACACGAGGCCACTTGGCGCGGAACCATTGAACGAATCCGGCTTGTTCATCATGTTCAGAAGGGAGGGAAACCGTTGAACGCATCGCAGCCTTCTTTCTGTACCTCGTCAGGTACAACGTCACGCCAATGAGTGCAATATCGAGCATCGTACAGGCTCACGCAATCAGAACAGCGGCTCTTGGAGTTCTGCCAATTCTGCGGCGGTGAGGCGCTTGGGCTGGCTATAGTCGAGTTGTACAATGTCGTGGAACTTGTCATTCGGCTTCACCTTTATCCTGCGCGGCTTGATCCAATGGTCGCACTCTTGCATGGCGTCTTCGGTGGTCATGGCAGACGCTCCTAGCGATGGCATCCGCTTCTGGTATCGCTCCGAAGCATAGCCTCCGTGATCAGGGCATAGCCACTCGGAGACCTTGATCAGGCCGCAATAATAGGTGATGCGGATGCTGTCTGGCTTGCCTTCCTTGCGCCAGCGGGAATAGCCCACATCGTCAACGTCAACCCATTCGGCCTGTACCTGTGTGGAGATCATCGCGCCAGAATATGCCTTCGTTCCGTGGTTGAACTGCGGAGGCGGGAATGGAGTTAAACACTCGGTACATGCTTTAGCGGAAGCATTGTTTATAGTCAAACACGCTGGACATTTCTTTCTCGGTGCTTCGCCATTTTGTGATTGCCCTTTGATCTTTGGCTTGACCTCATCAATGAATCCGTGGCGCATCACGTTGTCGCCGTAGTCCAGCACTAAGCAGTTCTCTTTCCCCGGCGCAATGCGTGTGCCGCGTCCAACAATCTGAATGTAGAGACCGGTGCTTTCGGTTGCCCTCACGATTGCTACAAGATCGACATGCGGGACATTGAAGCCGGTGGTCAAGACGTTGACGTTGATCAAACACTTGCTTCCGCCATGCCGGAACCGCTCGATCTTGTCGGCGCGTGCGCTCATGCCATCGGCACCCGTCACGACATCCGCCTCGATGCCATGCGTCTCGAACTCGGCACGGAGCAACTCGGCGTGATTGACACCGCAAGCAAAGACCAGCCACGCCTTGCGCTCCGCACCATAGCGCACGATTTCTGCAACTGTTTCTGTTACCAATTCCGGATCAGATGCAGCCTTGGCTAGTTCGCTCTCGATATACTCCCCGCCGCGTTTGCCGACGTTCGAGAGATCGATAGTCTTGACGCCGCTCTTGCTAATCACCGGGGCCAGGAAGCCTTGCTCCATAAGATCGGCAACCGGAATATCGTATGCAATGCCGTCAAAGATCGCATTGTCGCCCTCGTGCAGCCAGCCACTATCAAGCCGGTAGGGCGTGGCCGTAAGACCGACCACCTTAACGCCGGGATTGCACACGCGAAGGTCAGAGAGGAACTTGTTGTAGCGTGTGCCGTCCGTTTTCGGGATCAGGTGCGCCTCGTCCACGATCACCAGATCGGGCGCTGGCACCATGTCATAAGCCTTTTTGTGAATCGACTGGATGCCAGCGAACGTGATCGGCTTCCGCAGCACTTTCTTCTTGAGGCTGGCGCTGTAGAAGCCGACATCTGCATCGGGATAAAGCGCCACCAACTCGCTAGCGTTCTGCTCCAGCAACTCCTTGACATGCGTCAAGATCAAAACGCGCGTGCCGGGATAACTCATCGCATCCTTGATAAGATGCGCGATGATGAGGCTCTTGCCAGAGCCGGTCGGAGCAACGATGATCGGGTTGTCACCCTTCTTGTCTGACCAATAATTGTATAGGCCATCAATCGCGGCGCGTTGATATGGGCGGAGTTCTAGCATGTGAAAAACTCCCTTCCCTTGTTCCGCACGATCTCGCCGTCTTCGTTGATGTAGTCGATCCAGTCCTCGCCGCTGTCATGCACCGGAAGCTTCACTAGCGCCGGATTGTATATGTGATCACCGCAGCCGCTGCGCTGGTCGATCTCATCGAGTGCCTTCTTATGCCTTGCGCATGACCAGCCTTCGGTCTCTGCCGTCGAGAAGGCGCATGTGCGGCAGTTCAGTTCCGCTGCACCATCTCCGTGGCAGATCGAATGATACGGACAGAACTTGCACTCAAACCATGCCGGATCATTGCTGATGCCAAGCGGTGGCCGTTCGGTCAATATGATCTTTCTGGCCTTCTCGATAAGCGACTCTGCAAAGGCATGATCGATCTTGAGCCGCTCTGCGTAAATCTCGTCGGTGTTCTTGTTGACCGAAATGAACAGGCAGCGATCCAGCCCGCTCAAGTGCATTCCGATCTGGCACTGTGCATAGTAGATCGGCTTCGCCTTCTCGACTCCGAGGTTGCAAAGCACCTTGAAATACTTCTCGCTCATGGTCTTCACTTCGAGCGTGTGGACCTTGGAACTTTCCGGCAAGCCTTCGACCACTCCGTCCAGGCTCAAGGCGAAATGCCCGCCAACCGCCGTGTATCGGAACTGCTGGCCTGTTGCCGGATCGCGATCCCAGACCGTGCAACCGGCGGCACGCAGGTTCTGGATTACTCGCAGTTCCTCGCGTTCTCCCGTCTCGAAGAGGCGCAAGATGCGGCCTTCATACTTCTCGGTATAGGTCCACCGGAATTGATACCAGAGAGCACGGGCGCAAGTGTTTCCGATCTGCGACCCGCCAAGGTGCGGCCTGTGTGCGTTGCGGCGGTTCTCTTCGTAACGCTGATAGATCGCCTTTACGATTGGCGATGTCATGTCTAGTTTCATTCGTTTTCGCTCCCGGTAATGCTCTCGATCATCCTTCGATCATAGTGCATAAACATGCTAATTGCTTTTGCATTGATGCCTTCGTCGTGCATCCACTTGATGATCTTCAACCGCCTGATTGTGACTTCTTTCGTCATGTTCTCGTTTTGCTGGGCAATGACACGCTTGTAGAAGTCGCTCGTAGCCGTTTCGCTTGCGCCGAAGTTCTTGGCAATTTGATTCCAGAATCGCCTCTTGATCCGCAGCTTCTCGATCCGCCGGAAGTCATCCATCGACCAATCGCGGCGAACCATTTGCGCTTTAGGCCGATCCTCTTCTCCATCTGTCCACGTGTAGCGTTTAAATTGTGGGATATAGTCAACTGGCACATCGTTCCAGACGATGCGGCCTTCGACATCAAAACTCCAGAAGTTGCCGTCTAGCTGCTGCTTCATCAGGCGTTCGATTGCATAGGTGTCGGTGGTCATTCTTAATCCCTTTAGTGGTGCACTTAGACATAACGATGGTCACTGCCAGCAACACGCATCGCGGCGCGCTCCGCAATGAACTTTTCGGTTTGTTCAATGTCAAAACGTGCAGGAATGATTTCGCAGCTAAAGCCGCGCCAATCGAACTGCGTTCCACCACGCATATGCTTGCGAACATATATCTCGACATCTGGATCGTGACGGTTCTGTCGCCAATGATCTGACACCCAATTCATCAACGCGTCACGACGATCCCTACCTGGCTGCACGTCACGGAGACGAAATAGTTCTTTCATGCCAGTTGGATCTGTCGCTATCCGAACCGATGGTGTGTTCGGAAATCCGACGTTGACCGCCCACTCATAACGCTGGCGCAATGCTACGCCGATGGCCACCCCGCCAAAATCCAGATAGCCATCAGAAACATAGCCCGTGCGAACAGGGACAGGATTGTCTGCCGTTCCTCCCCAGAGTGTTCTTTTTTGTGCATCTGACCAATGACCGCCAACAAAAGAAAGAAGAGTAGATGCCGTGATAAGTTTGCCTCTGTCGTGAACTGCAACATCTTTCCTAAGCATGAATGGGCTTACCCGCGAGGCATAGCCTCTCACTTCTTTCGGCGTCACAGACCTAAGCCGCATCATATACATATCATAAAAATCACAACTGCCGCGTATTAGACAGACATCAATCGGCCATACGATGCTTGGCGTGCATTCTCTAACATTAAATATCCACCAGTCATCTCCTTCGTAAAGCAAAGCTGGATCAACGCCTCTGAATGACGACATAGGGGGTGGGGCAAGAAAATCTTTGCGTGCATTGTTAACTTTAAGTGGAGGAACATCTAAAACGCGCCGAATCACATCAAACACCCTAGCGCGAATTTTGGATTCATCATTCATAGTGCTCATTATTGCCTCCTTTGATGCTTTTATATTGGTTGCGAGCGTCCGTAGACGCCCGCCGTTTTTGTCCAGTATCTAATTACTTCTTCTTCCAGGGTGGCGTTGCAGCCGCCGCAGGTGCAGCAGCCGGTGCGCCGCCTTCGCACGGCTCGTATCCGGCAATCTCATTCGATGCCTGATAGTTGCCCTCTGCTGGCTTGACCTTGACCGTGATCATGAGCGGCTTGTCGTGGAGGTCAGAACTCTCGTTCGGCATCATGACACCAACCGAGCGGCAAATGGCCGAGAGCGTGCGCTGGGCAATCTCTTCCGCCGTCTTGTTCGGGTTGTTGAGGTTGAGCCGGTCCATCAGGCTCACGCCTTGATGCGGCCCTTCGATGATCTGGCAGGTGAGCACCAGCATCGAGCCGGTCTGTGCCTTGGTGGGGCGCTCCTCGCTCTTGGTAATCACGGCCTTGTACTTGCCAGCCGGGATCGTTTCGCGCGGCGCACTCGGTTCCACGACATTCGCATCGAATCCATTCAGTCTCATTCTCTTCTCCTATTTGGCTACAAAAGGTTCAAAAGGGTTGCCGCTCTCGAATGTGAACGGCAGCGGCTGGGTGATGTTGAAACGGTTCTTGGTCACGCTCGAGGCTTGCGGGAAGCAGATGATCTCCCGGTCGCCTGTGCTGATTGCGCGCTTCTTGTCGCCATCACCTCGAACGTAGGTCTTGAGCCGGATCAGGCCCACCAAGTCTACGTTGTCGGTATAGTGTGGCAGTGACTTCTTGTGCATTCGCACGGTGTATCTGGCGAATGGATCGAAGTCTGGCAGATCGAGCGTCTCGGTGTCAGCATGGCCGATGAACACCACGTTCATCCCGCGTTCGTAGGCCAGTGCGCCAGCCCATTCCCGAACCTGCCGGTGCTTCTCGGCGGCGGTATTATATCCAGCGCCGTAACCGCCACCGGCTTGGTTGATGCTCTTGGCCTTGGGATCGGCTGCAACAATCTCATGCTCGATGAGCGTGGCAAGCTGCGTGATGCTATCAATCACGACCGTCTTGAAGTCATGCTCTTGCGTTGCCAGTGCCTCGATCTGGTCAAGCACTTCCTGGCTCGATGAGACCAGCGGGAAAAGCATCACTTCATCGTTGCCAGCAAGCGAAGCCGTGCCGTCCTCGGTGCGGATAAAGACCGGCCTCGGGAACATCGCAGCCAGCGTGCTCTTGCCCATGCCGCCCTCACCGAACACTGTTGCGATGATGGGCCGTTGCCCTTTCGGGCGCTCCAGTTTCTTTAGATCAATTGCCATCGTTCTCGGCCTCCTTAACTCCGAGTATCCGCATTGCCTCGCGCAGGTTCTCAACAGCGCACCGCACATGATGGTCGCGGTTTACCTTGTCAGTCTTTGCAATGACGAGGTGGTCTCGCGCATACTGCAATGCGTCTGCGGCTCCGTAGATGTCCTTACTCATCGGCCACCACCTTGACGCCGATCTTTCCCGGCGTGGCCGTGATTGCCTTGGCAGCGATGGACCAGAGATCTGGCCGTTCTTTTGCCAGCCACTTGCATCCGGCATCGTCCACTTCGATCTTGACCTTGATCGGCCAAGCCTCGGCGGGCATGTCGTGCTTGACGGTCTCCCAGATTGCCAGATCGATCTTGCGATAGATCGGCTGGGTGAGCGTCACCCGATACGGCTCGACCTTGTGCGTAATCGCGCCTTCGGTCTTTGCGTCCAGTGCTTCGGTGATGTCTTGCTCGATCTTGCGACGCGCCTCAATGGCTTCGTCTTCGCGGCGTTTGGCCTCTAGCCAGGCCCCGCAAAGGCCCGTTACGTTGCTGCTCATGTCAGCCTCCTTTTCTCTCAACGGAATGGCTTATTGCATATTTCTGAAATGCGTGCAATAGAAAAAATTGCAATCACCAAGCAGGAGACTGACCATGCTATCCATTGAAGAGATTCGTGCCCGACTTGCCGGGGCTGATATTCCCGAAATCGTCAAGGCCACCGGCCTTTCCTACAACACGATCAAGGCCATTCGGGATGGCGCTCCCGGCGCTCGATACGAGACGATCAAGCTGCTCACGGAGTTTTTTGAAGGCCGCACATAAATGACCATCACCGCGAGCATCAAGCAATACACTGACCTCGGCTGGTATCTTGTCCCGATCCCGGCAGGGCAGAAGGGGCCGACATCTTACGGATGGAACCAGAAGGACAAGGCGCTCACCGGCCAGGGTGCCATCGACTTCTACTTCAAAAATCCGACTTGGAATGTCGGCCTCATCCATCAATGGACTGGCACCTGCGCCATTGACATCGATCACATGGAATGGACCCGGATCATCTTCGATGGGCTGGGGCTAGACCTTGACGCCTTGATGGCATCAACCGCCAGAATCCGTGGGCGGGAGGGGCGTGGCAAGCTGATCTTCCGCGCCCATCGGGATGACCTCTCCCGCCATTCCATTGCATGGCCGAACAAGGATGGACGTGGCAATACGACCGTCTTTGAGCTTCGCGGTGGGCCGGTGCAAGATGTGCTGCCTCCGTCGATCCATCCAGACACGATGCAGCCCTATGTGTGGGAGGGATTGCCCTTCGATCAGATTCCGATCTTGTCGAAGCAGTTGCAAGTTATGTGGGACGAATGGGACAAGTTCCGCCCACAGATGCTTGACTTGTGCCCGTGGAAGATCAGGCCGGAATATCAGGCCCCGGTTCGGGTTCGCGCGCCCAATCCCGGCACATCGGTGATCGATGCCTATAATGCAGCGCACAATATCGGAGAGTTGCTGGTCAAGTATGGCTACAAGCGCACCGCACCGAATCGGTATCTAAGCCCGAACAGCGGGACCAAGCTGGCCGGTTGCAATGTCTTCGACAATAACACGGCATTCAGCCATCATGGTTCCGATCCGTTCGGCAACGAACAC